CTCTTGTAGATAAGCCCGCTATTGAGGAAGACTTCATCCACTTCAATGAAGTAGAGAAGGTACAGATGTTTGCTGATGAAAAGAAGAAAGAGGTTGTAGGACCTATTATGATTCCTAACAAGGAAATACTACGCTTCTCGCCCGAGATGGGATATTACTATGTACGCTTCACTGCGGAGACAATCCAAGAGATTATGTACAAGTATTCTAAAGAGGGATTATTTAACGCATTTGGCATTAACCATCAGAACGATACTGACGATGTAGTGATGCTTGAGGTTTGGACTAAAGAGAGTGATAACGATAAGTCTGTAGACTATGGTTATAACCTACCAAACGGAACCGTATTCGTAAAGGCAAAGATTGAGTCTGACGAATTATTTACTGCAATTGAAAACGGAGAGATAAATGGTTTCTCTATTGAGATTAAGGCAGATATTAAACCAACAATTAATAACGAAGAACAAATGAACGAATTTAGTTTTGGCAAAGAACTTGGTAAGTTGGAGGCTCAATTTGAGACGATGACTAACAAGTACGAAGCAAGAATTGAAGCTTTGGAGAACGAGAACAACTCGCTCCTTGAAGCTGTGACATCTTTTGAAGATAAGTTTGCTGGTGTTTCTGATTTGAAGGAAGCCATTGAAATGATTCAAAAGCACATCGCGTCTATGGGTGACTCTCAAGAAGAGATGACTGAAGACAAGGATGAAGAAGAAGAAATGGCTCATACTCCCGAACACAAAGAGGAGGAAGAGAAAGAAGAAATGAAGGATGACAAGTACGAAGCTACTGAAGAAGTTGCCGAGGAAGTCTCTGAAGAATTTACTGCTGAAGAAGAAGCTACAGAAGCTGAAGTTGAGGAGCAATTTGCTGCTGAACAAAAGGCTGAAGAAGTTGAAGAAACAGTAGAAGACAAGACAGTAGTTTTTAATGGTATCACTTCTGAGAAGGTAGATATGATTAATAACTTCTTTAACCGCAAGTAATTATTGTAAATTAATTAAACGAATCCTCTTAAATTAAAATAAAATGAGTATAGTAATATCAAACTTGCCATACGGTGACCGTCGTCCAGACTTGTTCATTGACACTATGGTAAAATCGGCAGCGGTATTAAACCGTTTTCGCCTTGTTGACGGTGTTAAAGCTAAAGTAAACGTACCTATCTTTGACGCTACATTATCTTTCGGTTCAGACCTTTGTGTCTTTGACGGCAACTCTGCTGCTACAATCGGAGAAAAAGAAATGACTGTAACTACTTACAAGTGGTCTTTCCTAAACTGTAAGAACGCTCTTGAGTCTTCTTACCGTGGTCTTCTTTTAAAGAAAGGTCAGAACAATCCAGAAACTATGGATGCTGACTTTAAAGACTGGGTATTTGACTACTTCGCAAAATTGTCTGCTGAAAAAGCATTGACTGTTGCAGGTACTGCATTGACTACTGAAATGGCTGCTGATGCTGCTGTATTAGATTACGACACAAATGCTGCTTTAACTTCTGCTAACATCCTTGACAAATTAGAGGGTGCTTACGAAACAATGAGTGACGTTATGTTGGCTGCTGTTTACGGCGATGCTGACCGTGATTTCAAACCTGCTATCTTCTTGGGAACTGCTGCTATGCAACACTACCAAATCGCTATCGCTGGTCTTTACACTACTACTCCACAAGGTGTTGTAGAAGGTGGTGTACCGAACTACTACGGTATGGAAGTTATTCACTTCCCATCTATGCCTGCTAACGAATTTATGATTGCTGCTGCACAGAACATCGTAATGTTGACTGATGAGTACAATGACGTTCGCGCAATTGATATGAAGTACGAAGCTGAATTATCTTCTGATAAAATCTGGGGACAGTTCAAGTTAGGTTTCTCTTACCTTAAAGGTGACGAGATTGTCTACGCTAAGAACTTCGCATAATAATAACTAACGGAAGGGCCTTGCGCCCTTCCTTTAATACCCTATAAAAAATGGCTTGTACTGTAACTCTTGCTGATATCACTTACGGATGTGATGATTTAGGTATTGGTGGTATTGTAGAGCTTCACGTTTCTTCACGTGCTGCTGCAATCGCTGTCCTTACTTCTGACGCTCCTACTCGTGTGGTATCTGCTGCAAGTGGTGCTGCTTCTGATGTAGTTCAATTCTCTTTCAACTTGAAAGATGGATTCTCTGTATTCTCTGAAGTTAAAACCGCTAACGCTGATGGAACTTTCTCTACTGTTCCAACTATCTCGGCAGAATTTCCAAAGATGGATGCTGCTCGTATCACTGCTTTAGACCAAATGTCTAATGGCGCACCAGAATTAGTAGCTTTCGTTAAGACTGCTGCTGGAACTCACCACGTATGTGGTTTAGATTTCGGTCTATATGTTTCTACTATTGATGGTAACTCTGGAACTGGTCGTGCTGAAAAGAACCGTTTCCAAGTAACCTTGACTGGTGAGGAAGCTGGATTGTCTTACAGCATCACTGAAGCTTTGTTTGATACTGCAACTGCTTAATAGCAATCTTGTAAATTAACACAAGGGGGTGAGGCGAAAACCTCGCCCCTTTTTATTTAAAAATATATGGCTTTCAATTGTAGCATCTTATTAAGCGATATTGATATCAATTGTAACAAACGAGTTACGGGTGGTATCAAGAAGGCTGTCCTATTATTACAAAAAGACTTGACGATTACTTTCAGCCCAACGGATGAGACTCAAGTAACTCAAGTAGACACATTAAACACCGTAACCTTTGAACACAACACAAAGGACGGTACTACAACATTTACAGAAAACAAGAACACATCTAATGGATTAGGTGTTGTTGCTACTGATATTACTATTCAGACTCCTGCTGTAGATAACAAGGTAAATCAAATAGACCTTATGAGCCGCAGAGAGGACATCTGCTGCGTTCTTTTACACAACAATGACACTGTGACTATCAGTGGATGGATGGATGGCTTAACGATGAACTATAACGCTAATAGCGGTACAGGAGTATCGGATAAATCTTTTGTTGATATAACACTAAATACTGAAAGTGGTATTGCTTCTTTAGCAATCAATGATAAAGCGGTGTTTAGCGACCAAACCATTTTTGATTAATGGGCTACTTAATTAGCGGCGGAACGGGATATATGAAGGATGCGGTAACGACTCCTTCTACAGAGAAGAACTACCTATATGTAAGAGGTGGTTACAGCGGTTCTGTTGTAAATTCTATAGAGGGAGACGGATTAGTATTCTTCCTACAACTACACGATTAAAATTATATAATATATTATGGCTTACGAAACTATTGTTAAAGAAGGAAACTTCTACCAGTCAGCTACGGGTGACTATGGCTTCCGTTTATTAGAGGTTGGAGAAGCCTCTGTTGCAAGTGAGAGCTTTAGAGCTATCCAAGCGATTGAGGGAGCTGTCGGGGCGACTACTACCCAAGTAGGTGATGCGTTAACAAACCTTGGTATTGGTGAAGGTACAATCATCTACGGTAAATTTGATAGCGTATCTTGTGTATCGGGCAAGGTATTGGCTTATAAAGCACTGTAATGAACTATGTTAGGACTACTAAATACTGTCCTCTCAAAGGGCAATACATTACTAACCTATGTAAAGGATGGACTTGTTATGGCTAATAGATTCCTTACACCACCTAAACTAACATTCCCTGTTGATGCTTCTGCTGAATTCAACGGGACGAGTGATTACATCCAATTAAACGAGCCGTTCAGTTATACGAACCACACGATAGCGGCGTGGGTTTATGCGAATGATGATAACAACAACAAGGTTATTTTTGACAATCGCAATGCAAACGATGATGGAATTCGGTTTATGATTCTATCGGATGAAACGTCTTTTTATTCTCTTAATGCTAATGATTTGCAATACACAACGCCAATCGCTGATGAATGGTTTTATTTTGTGGGCACATACGATGGCACTACGCAGAAAATATATATAAACGGCTCGCTAACAAATAGCATTGCTACAAGCCAAACAATAAGCAGTACCACGAATGCAAGAATTGGCAACTACACTTACGCAAATTCTAATTTTTTCGACGGCAACCTCGCCAACGTCGCAATATGGAACCGCGCACTTTCAAGCGATGAGATTAATTCCGTGATGTGGAAAGGCTACAATGCTTTAGCTACTACAGAAAAAAGCGGACTACAGGCTTGGTATAAATTAAATGAGTCAGAACTATTTGATGCGAGCAATACCTCAACTACAAACCTTGAGGAGTA